TTGCGGAAAACTTCTTGTCCGGCCGTACTTACGGAAAATGGATTCATGACAAATCTTAAAGACGCCACCTTTTGCATGGCGGAAGAAGGATCGCAAACAATCGCAAAAGGTCACTTTGAAGCGATCAAATACATTAATGAAACGTTTAAAATAATGGCGACATGAATTGTCTTGAAAATTTGGTCGGAATAAAATGCACCGGAACGACTTCGACTTCCGGTTTTTATGTCGAAGACCTGGAAGGAATTAACTTGAAAATGGCTTCCGGAATTGCGGACAACCGATATATTTCCGGAATTCAATTGATCCAGGCAAAACGCGATTTCGCCGCAAAGACTATTTTCAACGACATTCAAGGCGCGCTTCTTCCTTTTTTTAGAATGAATTCATTGATCGACGAAATCAAGGTCGGTCACTTCAAAACGACGTATTTGTCACAAAGCGCAACCGAACGCGGCGTCAAAATCAAATCAAGATCTTCAAGACTTTTGAAGATCCGGATTGATTCGATCACCGTTGATATACAAGAAACGCTTCACGCCGGACAAGTCAAGATCCTTGACGGATCCTTGACGACGTTGATTGATTACACGACCGACGCTTCCGGCCGCGCGGAATTGCGCCCGGATTACGTATCGGAAACAAATGAAGTCTTTGTTGTAATGGAAGACGCAACGGTCACACCGCGCGACGGACAAATTAAAAACGGTTGCCATTGTTATTCCAGGACAACCGAATTCATGATCGGTCACGGTTGGTCCGGCGGATCAAAGTCAACGTCTTCTTTCGGTCTTTCGGTCAACGCATTGGCACAATGCGATAATGAAGAACTTGTTTGCTTGATTTCGTCTTCTTTGGCGCTTCCTTTACTATACAAAACCGGAATTGAAATCGTCAAAGAATGGATCGCGTCGGACCGGTTGAATTCGGTCACAATGATCGACGACGGAACGGAAGAATTTCTTCTTGACGAATTTGAAAGACAATATAAACGAGCATTGAAAACAACGATCGCGACGATTCCGTCTTTGTTATCCAGGATCGACGAAGTTTGCGTCGTTTGCAATCAATCGAAATACTTTGAATCAACACCTTAAAAAATCGTGAAAAATGGCATGTTCTAAATGTGGAAAAAATTCAAAACCGCGACCGACGGCGAAACCGCGTTCGACTAAACAATCAAGAACGGTTTTCACGCGGCCGAAAACAACCAGGAAATGAAAATCAAATCTTCGCTTGCGGAAAATGAACAAATTCAAGAAATCGCCGACACGGTTCAAAGTGTTTGTTCGCTTCATCTAAAACAACCTTTGATTATTTGGTTGTCCGCGTTTTCAATTGGAAGTCTTTCGGCATGCGTTGAAAATTGGATCGTATATCCGGCGGCGTCTTATTATGCGCTTATTGTATTAATATTGGCCGATTACGCAACCGGAATCGTGATCGCCTTCAAGAACAACAAATTTGAAACGCGAAAAGCGATCCGCGTATTTTGGACCTTGATTTCACACACGGCGCTTTTGTACTTTTCAATGCAATTGAGCAAAGCAAGTGCGGCCCTTTTTTGGTTGAACGAAGGCGTTTTTGTACCGCTTGTATTGGTGAACCTTTTATCGTTGATCAAAAATTTGTCTTTGCTCGGTTATATCAAGGCCGGATTTGCGGAATTCTTTTATAAAAAAATTGACGCGTACAAGAACCAAAAGATTGAAAAGAAGGATTGAAAATATCGTCGTTTTATTCTTTGCTTCCTGGATTTTGTCCGGTTGTATAACGGCGAAAAAATGCAATCAAAGATTTCCGCCGGTGATCCAAAAAGAAACGATCATTCGTGATACAACCGTTTACACGGAAACAACGAAATTCGACACGATCGTTCAATTGACAAAGGAAATCACGCGCGATACAATGTTTTTTCATGACCTGGAAACACAAATCAAAATCAAATATTTGCAATTGCCCGGCGATTCAATCTATTTAACGGCCGAATGTCCGCCGGACACGGTGACGGTGACAAAAGAAATAGTCACGAATAACATTGAAACCAGGATCACCGGATTCATGGACGGTCCCGGAATTTGGATCGTGATTGTCGTCGGCGTTTGTTTGTTGGCCTTGACGATTGGATATTTTATCAAGCAAATAAAGCGCTAAAAATGGCAACGGATCTAAATACATTGAAGAACCGAATTCAAACCGTCACGGCGGCCGTAAATGGCCAAAAATCGGTCTTATTGTTATTGACCGGAAAACGCCTTGAAGGATTAATGAAGGCGCGGATCTTTAATAAAGGTCTTGATCAACAAGGATCGAAAATCGGATCCTATTCGAAGGCCTGGTCAAAGGTCCGACAAAAACGCGGAAATCAAACAAGCTATGTTGATTTACAATTCAAAGGCGATTTGATCCGGTCTTTTAAAACGGTTCAAGACGGAAACGAAGCCGTTCTTGCGATTGTAAACAATACCGATTATGTCAAGGCGCGCGGAAATGAAGAACGGCGGAAAAAGACTATCTTTGAACCAACGGCCGGCGAATTGATTCAGATTGAACAATACTTTGACGACCTGGTCACGGACGTCGTAATTTCGGCATTTAAAAATATTTGACAATGGATCCAATTTTCAAGGAAATCGCCGATTTGATTCTTCACGAAGTTGACGACTTTGATCGCTTTATTTTGGACGCCCGGAAGGACGAAGAAGGACGCGTCACAATACCGATCGAAATCAACGGAAACGAACGCGCCTTCGGCGGAATAAGTGATTCAAACGGTTGCTTTTTTTATATGCGTTGGCGCGACGATTATATTTTTTACGAAGACGCCGGCGAAGATCGACGAACCGGATCTTGTGAAAACTTTCTTGAACAACGTTCGCCGATTCGAATTGTTGCCGTCCTGGATCGACCTTGTGATCCGTACAATATAGAAGCAAAGATCCGAACCGCTTTGTTGAAATATCGAATTCAACGCGGATCCGGAATCAAATCGGGCCGGATCATTGTTCGTCAATCCTTGATTGATTCCTTTTTAGTATTGAAGGAAGAATCACCGAAGCCGAAAAAATTCGACAAGAATTTGACGTTTGTCGCGATCGACTTTGATTTGTCGATTGACATGTCGGTTGTTTGCGATACCAGGCCGACGGCGATTTCCGGCGGCGCTTCGGCGAACTATCAAAATTCGGACGGATCTTTCAGTCAATCAATAGATTGTGGATCGACATTTGTTGCGCCGGATATTCAAATCACCGATTGCGACGGATCCACGTTCACACAACCGGCGAACACGGACGTTATTTGCACGCCTGGAAGCGGCGCGACAATTTACGCAAGACCGACGCCGCGTTTCGGATTATCTACAAGTTATCGAACCTTTGACGACGGTTGGCAATACCAGGCCGGAACATACACAACCGGGTATTCACAAGGTCCGGGAACAATGCAAGCGCTTGACGAAACGGATTTGAATTCGGAAACGCTTTTGTATAACAATATTCACGGAAACAAAAACAGATTCACCGACGGAAACGGCGGACAAGATTGGGCGAACGCCGTTGTCGGCGACTTGAATGATCGTCGTTGGTTGACGCAAGATCATTTGACCGGCCTTGAATGGATAAATCAAAATATATCTGTTGCCACAAATAGTACAATCACGAATGGCACTTATAACCAAAACTTAGGAATGGCTAATTCCTTGAATATATACGGTTATTCTGATTATCGTATCGCCGCAATTCACGAAATAAATTCGATTCCTGCCAATAGCCAAACTACTTATTTTAATAGTGCTTATTTGAAACATGCATCTATTTCAACCACTTTAAGTTCTTGCACAATGCGTACAAATACAAGGTATTTTGAAAGGTCGGCAACGACTTTATTTGTTTTTGGTAATGCGCAAATTACAAGCACTTCAACAAGATCCGCAATAATTTTAAGAACAATGTAAATTCAAAAAAATGGAAGCATATTTCAAAGAAAATACCGGAATCAAAAATCCACAAGGTCACAATTTGGACTTCTTCGTAATACCGTTGATCGGACAAAATTTGATCGAAAATGAATCCGCCGTTCAAATTGATTTTTATTTGACAAAAGAAGACGCGATCGAAGTCAAAATTCCGCCGGCTTCCAGGATCGCCGATTTTGCGCCGCTTATGGATTCAATCGAAGAAATGAAGACGACCTTGTTTTCCATGTCAGAAATTGAAACGACGGCCGGCGACGTGATTGATTTGAAAGATCCTATTCCGCAAAATTTGTAAATTTGTAAACATGTCGCACTTCAACAAATACAAGCTAAACGCCAATTATACGACCGCCGACGGAATCGCGTTGATCAATCCGGATTGGACCGTCGATCAATTCTTTTTTTACGCTTCAAATCACACGTTTGAAGTTATCATTCATTGGACGGACGAAAATTCAAATATTACGCGTTTGCTTGACGTTGTCTTCCAGGCGAACGACTTTCCGGACGTCGCCTTCATTGAAGGTCAAATTCTTCAATTATCCGAATTTAGCGCGTCAACAAAAATCACTTAAAACGAAAAAAATGAATTGTAATTGTAATGAAGATTTAGGTTGTTTTCTACCTGGCGACGTGATTGATTTCGGCGTCGTCGCGTATTGTGACGGCGACTATATATTCGAAATAACTTCGCGCGGATTGACGGTCCGTGAAACGGTGACGTTTGCCGGCGGCGCCGACATTGTATTGACAAATAACTTCACCGAATCCGGCGAAATCAAAATCAAAATTAAGGTTCCACAAATCGCGCCTTGTACGCCGCAACCAGGATTCAATTATATCACTTCACCCGGCGGCGCTTGCGTTTTCTTGGTCCGGTCGGAAGTTGGAAATTGTTAAAAAAAAAAATGAAAAATTTTAAAATTTGGGCCTTCTTCCTTCTTGGAATTTTGGCCGGTTTGACGGCGACGTTTTTCGTCAAAGATTTCAATTGGTTCCGGCCGGTTTTTGAAGCCGGTCTTGTCGGATTGGTTTCGGCGCTTGCTTCGTTCTTCCTGGATTACACGTTTCGCGAAGGAAATATCTTCGCCTTTTGGATCCGGTTTTTGAACAAATATTTTTACAAGAACAAGAAGAATCCGTTTCGGTTTCTGTATAAACCGCTTGGCGCTTGTACGATTTGCATGAACGTTTATGTCGCGAACCTGGTCTTTGTTGTGTATTGGTATTTTTGGAATCTTTCCTTCTTTTGGTTGATTCCTTCGGCCTTGATTGCTCATGTACTACTTTATTTCATTTTGAAGCACTTCGATATTGAGCAATAAACTGAAATAAACTTCTTCTTTTGACAAAAATTGCGTTCTTCGGAACGCTTTTTTTGTGCTTAATTTCCACAAAAACGAAAAAAAAGTTTCAATTTTTGTAACGCGTATTGAAAAAAGCCGTAACATTACAACATGAAACAAGAACAAAAAATCGAAAAAATGGAAAATTCAAGTCTAAAGCACTCATTTACAGTAAGTTACGAAGGCGAAATCGACAAATTAGGTTACTTTGGTTATCGTAAATCATGGAAATTGAACGACGATCTTTCAAAATATGTCAAAATTACGCCGTCACAATGGTCAAAAATATGTTCAATTTTGAACGTTTGGATCAACGTGAAATCGGAAGAAACGGTCACAATGGAAATTGAAAAAATCAATAGAACGCTATTCGTAGATATCAAACAAGATTCGGAAAAATTTCAAACAACAAATTATTTTTCAATAGGCCCAAACGGAAGACGTGAATCTTTTGGTGAAAATTACATAGTTAAACAACAAGAAGAAAAAATCGAACAAGAAGAAAAAATCGAAAAAATGAAAAATTTAACAACGACAATCGAAAAAATTAGCGGAACAACAACAACGACGAAAACAATTGATTCAACGACGCCCGGCGGCCGTTCGGTTCAAATTGGAATCGTTCAAGAAAAAATTGAAGTTACCGAAGAAACGCACTATTCAAAAATCTATTACACGATTTCGTACAAAGGCGAAGATTGGTCAACATATCACAAAATGGATCGTGAAGGCCTTAAAAATTCGGCGGACATGATTGATCAGTATTCAGATAA